TCGAGCAGCTCCGCGCGAATTCCCGCGCGGCCGTTTTTAGTTCGCGCCAGCTCGGCGTCATTCCCACGGATGACAACGCCGGGATCCTGATCGAGGGCCCGAGCGGCCACACGGCCGCCCCGACGAATTGGGCATTCGGCCAGCTCGCGACGCTCTCGGGCGCTCCGGCCGCGTATCTTCGGAGCTTGCCGGCTCCGCTGGCCGCGGATTGTCTCAACTACGGGCTCAAGGTCGAGCGCGACGCCACCGATACCGGCGTCCTGCTCACTCGCGGCGCCGAGGGGCTCGAGCTCCGGGCCGCTACTGGCCCGCGTTACGGCCGCATTTGGAACGTGGACGTAGTGCGCGCCCTTGAGGAGCGCTTCGGCGACGGCGTGACGGGAGACTTCCGCGTCCCCGGCGAATTCGGCCGCGGGCTCGCCGAGGTGACAACGTCGAATACGACACTATTCGCCGGCGATCGCGATATGTTCGTTTTTCTCGCCGATGAGGTTAATCGTATCGAGCTCCCGGGCCGACGTGACGGCCAGACTGGCCAGCTCGCCCGCGGATTTTTCGTCACCAATTCCGAGACCGGCGCCAGCGCCCTAAAAATCAAAACATTCTTGTTCGATTACGTGTGCGCGAATCGGATCGTATGGGGCGCTCATGAGCTCGAAGAGATTTCGATCCGTCACACGGCCAGCGCGCCCGATCGATTCCTCGAGGAAGCGGCCCCGGCCCTGCTCGAGTATTCACGCGCGAGCGCTTCGAACGTGTCGAACGTCCTGCGATCGGCGCAAGCTTCAAAGCTCGACAAGGTTGACGTGTTCCTTTCGTCACGTTTCGGGCCCCGGATCGCCGAGCGCGTCAAGGCGGTACACATGACCGAGGAGGGCCGGCCGATCGAGACGGTATGGGACGCCGTGACGGGTGCGACGGCGTACGCGCGCTCGATCCCATGGACCGCCGAGCGTGTGGAATTCGAAGAGCTCGCGGGCGGACTGCTCGATAAGGTGGCCGCGTGAGCTCCCCGGCCGTTCTCACGCTACTCGATGCTGAGCGGCAAGCGGTGGCCATGGCCGCGCGCCATGCTGTGGCGGATCGCGTGTCCGCGGTGGTTTACCAGCTCGCGGATCGTGTCGTCGTTTTGCCGGCCACTGAGCCGGCCCCGGTAGGAGCCACCGTGCACTGTATCGCCCAGCGCTGGAATGCGACCCGGATACAGATCCGTCGCAGTGGCGCATGGTCCGACTGGGTCGACGCCTAACACGCGGCCCGGCTCCGCCGGCCGCCCTCGAGGGCCCCTCACGGGGCCCTTTTTTTTTGCCAGCTCGGGGCGCCCTCTCGCCCTTCCCGGGCCCGCCCGGCCAGCTCTCGCCGGCCCTGCGGTATCGATCGCCCGGCCGCCCTTCCAGCTCCCGCGGGCCGTGCTCGAGCGCGCCACGCTCCTGCCCTCGAGCTCGAGGGCCGCTCCCGGCCATGGCTGGCCCGAGAGGCTCGGGCCGTGGGCCGTGTAGCTCTCTCCGCGGTATCGATCGCCGGGGCCCTTTCGCCCTGGTGCGTGGTCCGCGATCCGTTCGCCCTGGTGCTCGAGCTCGAGGTGCGCCGGCCGTGGTCAACCGGCGATCGGTGAGCTGTTGTCGTCGACGCCGGCCGGTGTACGTGATCCGCGGGCCGCGATCGGCCGCTCGAGGGCCGCGGCCCGGGGCTCGAGGGGCTCCCGCCCGGGCCCGGATCTGGGCGCCGTGTATGTCATTCCGTGGCCGTGTATGTCATCCCGGCCGGGGCCCTTTGTATGTTTCCGTGTATGTCATTCCGGCGCGTGTATGTTTGTCATTTTTCGATTATCCCGGGCATTTTCTCGGGATAATGGGCCGCGGTGCACGGCGCTACGCGCTAGGCAAAATCGCGCGAAACTCGGGCCAAAAAACAGGCCGCTTTGCTGGCTTCGCGGGCGTATGCCAAATTTCAGACAGCCAATAGGCAGCCAAAGAGAACGGGGGTACCCCGGTAGAAAAACAGGCCCGGGTTGATCAACTTGTCAACTCGTGCAAAAATTTTGCGCATATGAAAAGCAATTGGACCCTATGAGCGCCGTTCCGAAGGAGATCGAGGAGGAGCGTCTGCGGCTGGAATACCGGCTGATGCTGCTCGAGACGCAGGACAAGGCGCGCAAGAACTTCATCGATTTCGTGCGGTACGTGTGGCCGTCCGCGATCCTCGGTGAGCATCACCGCCGCATGGCGAGTGCATTCGATCGCATTGCCAATGGGACATTGAAGCGGCTGATCGTGAACATGCCGCCCCGGCATACGAAGTCGGAGTTCGCGTCGTACCTGTTGCCCGCGTATCTGATGGGCCGTAAGCCTGGACTCCAGGCCCTTGAGGCAACACACACGGCAGAACTAGCTGTTAAATTCGGCCGTAAAGTCCGCGACCTGATGGATTCTGACCGCTACAAGGAGCTGTTCCCGGACGTCGTGCTGAAGCAGGACAGCAAAGCAGCCGGACGCTGGGATACGAACGCAGGCGGTAGTTACTTCGCCGTTGGTGTCGGCGGTGCCGTGACCGGCCGCGGTGCGGATATCTTGATCATCGACGACCCGCATTCGGAACAGGATGCACTGTCGGAGCTCGCGCTTGATAACGCGTGGGACTGGTACCAAGGCGGTCCGCGTACTCGTTTGCAACCGGGCGGTGCGATCGTGCTTGTGATGACCCGTTGGGGCACGAAGGATCTAACTGCCCGTTTGCTCAAGGCGCAGGCAAGCCGCGGCGCGGACCGATGGGAAGTGATCGAGTTCCCGGCGATCCTGCCAAGTGGCGCGCCCCTTTGGCCGGAGTTCTGGAAGCTTGAGGAGTTAGAAGCCGTCAAGGCATCGCTGTCGGTCCAGAAGTGGAACGCGATGTATCAGCAGCAGCCGACGAACGACGAAGGCGCGATCCTGAAGCGTGAGTGGTGGCGCATCTGGCCTCATGAGGCCCCGCCGATCGTGAACTACATCATCCAGAGCTATGACACTGCCTACAGCAAAAAGGAAACGGCCGACTTCTCGGTGATCACGACTTGGGGCGTGTTTTACCCGGACCAAGACTCAGGGCCCAACATTGTGCTGCTCGATGTCACGCGTGGTCGGTGGGACTTTCCTGAACTGAAACGGATCGCGAAGGACGAGTACAAACGCTGGAATCCTGATAACGTATTGATCGAAGCGAAGGCGACGGGCGTGACGCTCCAGCAGGAACTGCGGCGCGTCGGTATTCCTGTCACCATGTACACACCGGGCGGCAGGCGATCGGGGACGGACAAGATCAGTCGCGCGAACGCGGTCGCGCCGATCTTGGAGTCGGGGATGGTATGGGCCCCGGACACCGATTGGGCGGAAGAGCTGGTCGAGGAGTGCGCCGCGTTCCCGAACGGCGACAATGACGACATGGTGGACTCGACGACCCAGGCGCTGATGCGGTTCCGTCAAGGGAACTTCGTGACGTTGAACACCGACGAGAAGCCGGAGCCGTCTGGACGCACGCTTGCTCCCGAATACTACTGAGGCCTAGAATGTCAAGGCCACTCCTCTGGGGACCTTGAGCCATGGCCAAAGCCAAGAAGTTAGCGGACAAAGACATTGCATCGTTTATCAAGAAGGTTGCGTCGGCGGGCCGTGGCGGCGACACGGAGTTGGCGTTTCTCAGCGCCAGTGCTCGGGATCTACTGAAGAAGCTCGGCGGCGCGGGGACCAAGAACCCTAAGACGGGGTTGAAGGAATACAAGGCGGCTTCTCGGTTTGCAAAGGCACGTGCGGAAGAAGCCGAGCCGGTAGGGCTGTTCGGCAACACCCCTGTTACTCCGACCGCCCCGATCGGCCCCTCGCCTTTTTCTGTTGCGCCGGCTTCTCCGTTCTCGATGGCACCGGACACGATCGCCCCGCAGGCGGAACCTGAAAGGGAGCCTGCTCGTGGTTCGGCTGCGGCGGACTTACAGCAACTCAGCGTGGCTCCTCCTGCACGGCCCACGGAACAGGCTCAGGTAGAGCCGGAGTCCGAGCCGATTCGTCCGCAGCCGGGATCTGCTGCGGCGGATCTTCAGCAGTTCACTAATCCGCCCGCACAGCCGCAGGCTGCGCAGCCCCCTGCTTCCGTACCGACGAATCTCAATGCGGCGGCAGCGTCGTTTAACGCTGCAATGGCTGCGAACGCCGGGCAGAACACTCCGCAGATGGCGGATGCCGCAGAGCGTGCTCGTCTACGAAAGGAAGCGCGGGAGAGGGAAGACCTTTACGTTCGACCGATTGACTCCGGCATTGGTGATCGCCCTGGCATGGGCAAGACGGGAGGCCGTCCCGGTGGTTTTAACCCGTATGACGATGAAGCCGATCGTCGTGCGCAAGAAGAAGCTGCTCGCCGAGCAGCAGAGGAGGAAGCCCGTCGTGCAGCAGAAGCAGAAGCCGCCCGTAGAGCCGCGGAAGAGGAAGCTCGTCGTAAGGCCGAAGAAGACGCCAGACGTGCAGCAGAAGCAGAAGCCGCCCGTAGAGCCGCTGAAGAGCAGGCTCGTAGGGCTGCTGAAGAGGAAGCTCGACGACGTGCGGAGCAAGACGCGGCTGCTGCTCGAGCGGCTGAGGAAGCCCGTCGACTAGCGGAAGAGAACGCGCGCCGCGCAGCAGAGGAAGAGGCAAGACGTAGGGCCGAAGAAGCCCGGCGTGCTGCGGAGGAAGAAGCGCGTCGCAAGGCCGAGGAGGACAAGAAGAACAAGCCTCCTGGCGGTGGCGACACAGGCAAGCCCGGTCCGGGAACCGGCACCGTGACTGCTCCGCCGGGGTTGATTGACAGCAAGTTGCCGGTGAATCCTCCGCCTATCACTACTCTGCCCCCGGGCGGTGGCGGCATTACGTTCCCGCCGTCTTCTCCTCCGCCCTTGGAGAAGGATAAGCCGATCCGTACGGCGGACTTTATCGATCAAAACTTAAACGGTATTGACGATCGGGACGAGGAGTTTCGCAATCCCCGGACCATGGAATTCCGAGATCGCAATCGTAACGGCATCGACGATCGGGACGAGAAGCCTGATACGGGCAAGCCCTCCCGTGGGCAGTTTAATTTCAACTGGAACGCGATTGACCCGAACAGCGATCTTGGTCGGTTGATCGGTCGGATTGGAAGACCTCCGGGCAGTAAAAAGCCTTCCCCGGGGCGAGGAACTCCTGGTGGCGACAAGACGCCTCCCCCGCAGACGGGCCGCGGGCTGCCTTCGCGTCCTCCACCGACGACGATTCCGATCAGCCCCCCGACCACGAGTCCTCCGGGCGATGGCGGCTACACGCCGGGTCCAATCCCTGTCACGACACTGCCAAAGCCGGGGTACGTTGCTAATCCATTGCCCACGGCCCCGGGCCGTGGTACGTCAACCCCGTACTTTACGCCAACGCCTGGCAGCCTGACTCCTGGAACCGTACCGGCGAACATTAATCTGCCGAGTTTGCAGACGAGCAATCTGCCGCAGCAGGCGCTTGCGCAGAACCCGAACCTCGGGCCGGGGATGTTGGGTGGGGCGCAGAACGCGGGGTATTACACGGACCGTTTTGGCAATGTGATTCTCTCGCCCGCGGCGGTGCGTCCGCCTGGTCGCGCGAAGGGCGGTCCGGCTTCGGATAAGGAGTTGCTCGCGCTTTTGAAGGGTGAGAACAAGGAAGCCTATGCCGAGTCGATGAAGAACATTGATTCCGCGCGGGCCATGCTTGAGAACCTGTCTGACATGCCTGGCGAGACGACGACCGAGTACAGTTCGACGCCGATTTCGCAGACCGTGCGCCGCGCGACGCGGCGCCCGATTCGTCAGGAGACGGACAAGGGGACAGCGCGCGGCATGGCCATGGAGCTTGAGTCGTTGACCACGGCCCAAGAACCCAAGCGCGCGCCTGACACGCTCGCGGAGCTTTTGAAGATGTCGGAGTCCGTACGTTCGCGTGATGCGATGTCGGCGAAGGATCTGATGCGTGATACGTTCGGCGAGGGCCGGCTGACCAAGAAGCAGTTATCGCGGCTCGGGGATCTGATGACGCGTCGGTTTGCCGAGGGCGGTGAAGCGAAGAGCGCGGCCCGTGAGAAGTTGGACGAGCTTATGGAGATGTTCGGCCGTGGGACACGAAAGATGAAGCGTGGTGCGGCAGAGTTGCTTGGCGTGGCGGACATCCCGCAGCGTGCCGAGCGTGAATCTGTCGCAGCGTACGGCATTGGGGAGTCTGGTGGCGGTAAGGCCGATGCGATGCGGCACATGATGTACCAGGCGGATCTGACGCGTAAGTTCAATCCGACGACGGCGGACATTGTGAGCCGGTTGTACGAGCTGACATCGCCTGGGCAGTCGGATGCGGAAGGCGAGATGGACAAGTTCAATGATGCGCTTGGCCGTGAGATTGGTCGGCGGGCCAAGACGGACGAGGACGTTGTGCGTCTAGCTCGTGAGTATGTGGACAAGAACCGCGCTAAGGTTTTACCGAAAGAAGCGCGCACTGGTTATAAGCACGGCGGTGCGGTACATCGCTCTGGGAAAAAGCGCAAGTAAGCGTAGCCAGATGCGTTACAACACGTTAGGATATCAACATGCCAATTGATAAAGCGATCAACCAAGCCCCTGACGCAGGCATCTTGGTCATTGCCGAGGGTGCGCCAGAGGAGGCGCCGGAGATCGAGATCGTTCTGGAGCCGGATGGTGGGGCGGTTGTGGAGATTGGCCCGGAGGCCGCGAAGGAAGTTGACTTCTACGCGAACCTTGCGGAGGTTGTAGACCCGGATGACCTCGGTCGGATTGCGATTGATGTCTCGGCGATGTTCGAGGCGGACAAGGGATCGCGCTCGGACTGGGAGCAGATGTACGCCAAGGGCCTGGAATTGCTGGGCCTACGCATGGAAGAGCGCACCAAGCCCTTCCGTGGCGCCTCTGGCGCGACGCATCCGATGCTGCAAGAGGCGATCATCCAGTTCCAATCGCAGGCATTTAAGGAATTGATGCCCGCGGGCGGCCCGGTTCGCACGCAGGTATTGGGTAAAGAGACCGTCGACAAGTTCCAGCAGGCCGCGCGCGTGCAGGACTTCATGAACTATCAGCTCACGACGGTGATGGAGGAGTACACCCCGGAGTTCGACCAGCTCCTGTACTACACCGGATACGGCGGATCGACCTTCAAGAAGGTCTATTACGACTTTCAGCTCGGTCGGATGGTCTCCCGCCTGTGTCTGGCGGACGATGTGTACATCCCGTACAACGGTTCGAGCGTTGTTTCGCAGTGTTCGCGGCTGACGCACCGCATTGCGATGGACTCAAACGAGTTCCGCAAGCGCGTTTTGATCGGCGAATATCTCGATATTGCGGTTGATCTTGAGCCGACGCCCGCGGACCCGAGCAAAATCCAGGCGGCAATCGACAAAGTGACGGGTGTGCAGCCGACGGACCAGGCTGGCGAGGTATTTTTGCTCGAAATGCTGGTCGATTTGGACCTGCCGGGCTTTGAAGAGATTGGCGAAGACGGCGAACCGACGGGAATCAAGCTTCCGTACGTCGTTACGCTCGCCGAAGACTCGCTCAAGGTCATCGGAATCCGCCGAAACTGGCGCGAAGACGATGAACTGAAGCGTCGGCGCAACTATTTTGTCCATTACGTGCTGGTGGAAGGCCCCGGCGCGTACGGTTTGGGCTTTGTGCACCTCATCGGCGGCCTTTCCAAGTCGGCGACGAGCGCGTTGCGGCAGTTGATCGACGCCGGAACGCTTGCCAACCTGCCTGCGGGCTTCAAGGCCAAGGGCGCGCGCATCGCGGACGACTCGGATCCGATCCAACCGGGCGAGTGGCGCGACATTGACGCCGGTGGCGCGGAGTTGCAGTCGTCTTTGCTGCCGCTTCCGTACAAGGAGCCGAGCCAAGTGTTGTTTGCGCTGCTCGGATTCCTCGTAGACGCGGGCAAACGCCTCTCGAGCACGGCCGACATGCAGGTCGGCGACGGAAATCAATACGCTCAGGTCGGCACGACGCTCGCATTGCTCGAGCGTGGCTCCATGGTGATGTCGGCGATCCACAAGCGCCTGCATTACGCCCAGTCGCTTGAGTTCCGGCTGCTCTTTGAGGGCTTTGGCCAGTACCTCGACGACGAGTATCCGTACGATGTGCCGGGGGCGAGCCGCAAGGTCAAGCGCACGGACTTCGACAAGATCGTTTCGGTGCTGCCGGTTGCTGACCCGAACATTTTCAGCTCCGCGCAGCGCATCCAGCTTGCACAGATGCAGTTGCAGATGGCGCAGGGCGCCCCGCAGATGCACAACATGTACGAAGCGTACTACCGTGTGTATTCCGCGCTGAACATCCGCGACATCGACGGCATTTTGATCCCGCAGAACAACCAGATGCCCCGTGATCCGGCGTCCGAGAACTCTTCTGTGTTGAACGGGATGAAGCTCAAGGCCTTCCCGGGCCAGCAGCATGACGCGCACATCGTCGCGCACTTGCTCATGGGCATGTCACCGATCCTTCAGTCGACTCCGATGGCGGCGATGGAGCTTCAGCAGCACATCTTCGAGCACATTCGGATCAAGGCCGAAGAGGATGTCGAAGCGGACATCTTCAAGACTTACGGGACGGACCCGGATCGCATGGTTTCGGCACTACAGAAGGAAGGCATGGTGGCGATCAAGGTGGCCACGTACATGCAGGAAGTGAAGGGCATGCAAGGGCAGCTTTCTGGCGAGGCCGCAGGCGGGGGAGAAGACCCGCTGGTGGCACTCAAGAAGCAGGAACTCGATCAGCGCGCCGCGGCCGATCAGGCCAAGATGAAGCTCGACGAGCAGAAGCTCCAACTTGAGACGCAAAAGGCCCAGCAGTCGATGCAGATTGACCAAGCGAAGTTACAACTTCAGGCACAGCGAGGAGGACGGAATGCCGCTTAAAAAGGGATCGAGCCAGAAGACGATTAGCCGCAACATCGGCGAGCTTGTCGGCACCTACAAGGAAAAGGGCCGCATTGGCACGAGCAAGCCGAAGAGCAAGTCCGCTGCGGTGAAACAGGCGGCAGCGATCGCGTATGCGAAGGCCGGCAAGTCGCGCGGCATGAACGACGGCGGCGTCATGGGTGCTGTGCGCACGGTCAAGAAGAAGGATGGCAACCGCCCAGTCAAGATTTACTAAGTCGATAAGCGCCTCGGCCGGTGCGCAAAACTGGCTGCTTTTTCATGGAAACCAACCATGCTTGAATTTGCAGAAGCAGTGCTTCGTGAGATCAGATCTCTTAGAGAAAGCTCGGAACAAATCGTCCTAAATGGAACGATCGCCGACATGGAGCGGTATCGCTTCATGATGGGTCGCCTTGAAGGATTGAAGCTGGTTGAGGATTCCGTAAAGCGACTACTGAAGTCTCGAACGGATGACGACGGCTTTTTGATCTAAAGGAGAACCAACGTGAATGCGATAGTTAAAGAGCCCACGGCTTTAGAGAAGAAGTGGGCGGAAGAGGCCGCAGCGCATGTTCCATCCCTGGAAGATGCCTACACGGCCGAAGGGCTCAAGCCCGACAAGCTCCATGCGGCGGTACTCAACCGCATCCCCACTCCGACCGGGTGGCGCATTGCGATCCTGCCCTACCGGGGTGCGGAGAAGACCAAGGGTGGCATTGCCTTGGCCGAAGAGACCCAGCGCAAGCAGCAGGTTTCGACGGTGTGTGGCTATGTCCTCAAGGTTGGGCCTATCGCCTATGGCGATGAGGTCAAGTTCCCGACCGGCCCGTGGTGCAAGGAGGGGGATTGGATCATCTTCGGCCGCTATGCCGGCGCGCGGATCCCGATCGATGGCGGGGAGATTCGTTTGATTAACGACGATGAGGTCTTGGGGATCGTTGCCGATCCTGAAGACGTCCTTCACATGTGGTAAGGAGATCCGAGATGAACGAACAGTTGGAATTTAGCGTCGGCGAGGGCGAACAGCCCGCGACCGTACAGGTGCCCGTTGAGGAGGAGGCCCCAAGGCTGCCTCTGGTGACGGAAGAGGAGCCGCGGCAGGCCCGTAAGGAAGAAGAGCTGGACCAGTACAGCGAGGGGGTGCAGAAGCGCATCAACAAGCTGACGGCCCGGCTTCGCGAGACCCAGCGCCGTGAGCAGGCGGCCTTGGAGTATGCCAAGCAGGTGCAGGCCCGGGCTCAGGAGCTCGAGCAGCAGTATGTCCGTACGGACGAGGAGCGGCTGGTTGAGGCCAAGAGCCGGGTTGAGACGCAGGCGGTGGCCCTCAAGCAGATCATCCGCAAGGCCCGTGAGGAAGGGGACATTGACACCGAAACCGAGGCCCAGCAGCGTCTGACCGCGCTCACGATGGAGCAGGGGCAGATTGATTCTGCCACGGCCCAGCGTCAGGCCTACCTGCAACAGCAGCAGTATCTTGCCCAGCAAGCCGCGCAACAGGCGGCGTATCAGGCCCAGCAGCCTGCCCAACAGCAGCAGGTGGACCCGCGAGTTGAAGAATGGGCGGAGAAGAACAAGTGGTACGGCCGGGACAACGTGATGACTCACGCTGCCTGGGGTATCCATCGTCAGTTGATCCAAGTTGAGGGATTTGACCCTAGCTCGGATGAGTACTATGATGAACTTGACAAACGTATTCGAGACGCTTTTCCCCAGAAGTTTGGAGATACTGGCTCAAATACGCAGAGCAGGGGCCGTAACGTGCAAACGGTTGCGCCTGCCTCACGATCCTCCGGGATCAACAACACAGCACGCCGCACTGTCAAATTGACCCCAAGTCAAGTGGCAATTGCTAAAAAGCTGGGTGTTCCTCTCGAGGAATACGCCAAGTACGTGAAGGAGTAACACATGTCGGACGTCAAATTGCCTTCTATTAACCGCGCTTCGCGTGAGACCGAATCTCGTACGAAGAACGCGCGACGCCGGCCGTGGGCACCCCCTTCCCGTCTTGATGCGCCACCAGCTCCTATGGGATACAAACATCGTTGGATTCGGGCATCGGCAGGTGGGGTAGAAGACCGCACGAACATTGCAGGTCGTCTCCGTGAGGGGTACGAGCTGGTTCGTGGAGACGAGTACCCTGACTTTCCGGTCTCAACGACGGATGATGGCCGACACGCTGGTGTGATCAGCGTGGGAGGTCTGCTTCTGGCACGTATCCCGGAAGAGACGGTTGAAGAGCGCAACAAGTATTACCGCGAACGAGCGAGCAACCAAATGCAGGCTGCGGACAACGAGCTCATGAAAAGCAACGCTCACTCGAGCATGCAGATTGAGCGACCGGCCCGTAGATCTCGCGTTTCATTCGGCGGCTCTAAAAAAGCCAGTGAATAACTTTTTCAGAGGATTAATCAAATGGCAAACGTAGATAAAGCCTTTGGTTTCCGTCCTCTCGGCAATCTGTCTGCGACTGGAGCCCAGAAGC